CGTCGGAGATCGCTCGTGTGCACAGGCCGCGCCTGTCCTCGTCAATGGCCACGCTCTCCATGTTCCGCGATAACCGGCACTCGCACACGGGCGATTCTCCCAGCTTTCGCACGCCTAACCGCCAAGGAACGGCGCTCTGGTCGTAGGTCAGCGCATAGCCGTTCGCCTTCTTCACCGCTGCGAAGATGGCCTCCAACGCGTCCTCCCGGTCGGTGTCGATGGAGTAATTCTCCGTCGTTGCCACGCTCCCAAGCGCCCAAAGCGTGAAATCCTGCTGCTTGTTCAGCAACGCCTGAAGGATGCTCCCCATGGAGCCCGAAAGCGTCGTTTCCGCGCTCGTCAGCATATCGCCCAGCGTGCAGATGCCGTGCTCAAGCACGACCTCTCTGTCGCCCATAATCGTCATGTTGACCTCGGTCACGCGGTAAATACCAAGGCTTTTTCCGCCTCCGTCGTATAGCTCTACCCAGCGGCCTAGCACGACCGGCGGTTCTCCCTCCGGCAGGATCATCGTCGCCGTGCTCAGGGCGTTGAGCGTAATATTCGCCGTCAGCATGGACGGATGCAGCCGTGCGATCTCCGCAAAGTTCGCATCCAGCAGCCGTGGAAGCTTTACCATTTACGCCCACCTCCCGTAACACCGAAAGACGGCGGTGCAGACCGTGTCCGCCGTTATGGTGATCGTGCTCGCTCGGTTTCCCGGCACAGTCAGGTCGTCGCTGCTCTCCGCCGTCCGCTTCATCAGCAGCGGCACCCCGTCAATCTTGATGGACAGCCGCCCGCGCTCGTCGTGCGTGATAAACAGCGTGTTTCCCTTCGTCAGCGCAATACTGGAGATCGTCACCGTGCTTGTGTCCGTCTTTAAGGTCACAAGCCCCAGCGTCCCTCCGGATGCCGTTATTTCAGCCTCTAGGGGTGCTTCCGGCGCGTCGCCTACTGGGGCTATGGTTGTGCTGCCCTGCTGCGTTGCCGCCGTAATTCTGACCACGGCGGGCGATTCTGACTGCCAGTAGGGCACGTCGTAGGCCGTGAACGTGATTTCTCCTTCGCCCGTCCATTTTAACGCGCTGTCCACCGCAGGAAGCGCAGAGCATACGCACCGCAGCCGTTTCCCCGGCTTGTCGGAGGTTGTCAGCCAGCCCTCGCCGACTGCCCACCCGCGCACCTGCTGCATTAGCTCCTCCCGCCGCGCAATGCTCGCCGTATGCAGCTCAAATCGCACGGCGACCGATACGCTCTCCCGCGCCTGCCGCATCAGCCAAAGTCCGCCGTTCGGCCTCGTGCTCGTCTTGGCGGTCAGCTTGGGAGCCTTGTGCCGGATGTCCTTAACGATCACCTCCGGGCCGATGTCTTGCAGCCCCAGCCCGTTGAAATATACGTCGTACCGCGTCCTCATCCGCTATACCTCCCAGCCCACGCCCCGCGCTCGATCTGCTGGCCGACGATAGGCGCGACCAGTACGCCCACCTGTTTACCGTCCATCTGCACCGCCGCGCCGCTCAGGCTTTCCGCAATCGCCGCCGCCATCCTGTCATAGTCCAGCGCCGGAGCCTGCCCCGTGCCGCTTCGGTAGTCCTCCGCGTTGGGGCGGGAAAGCACCGTCTCGCCCTTATGCAGATAGGTGAGGTAGTTGTCGTATGGCACGTAATCCAGTCCCTTTGCGTTGCTTGCCGGGGGCGTGTACGTAATACCCGCCATGTTGATTGTCGGCACGGTAAGCCCGCCCAGCCCGAACGCCTGCTCGTAAAGCCCGCGAAATGTCGCCACACGCTGGGAAAGCTTGGAAATAGTATCATCCATGGCTTCCGTCACGCCCGATCCGGTTTCCAGCATGGCCGCTCGCGCCTCGTCCTTGCGGTTCAGATCGTCGATCAGGTTATCTACCTGCGTCCGCATGTCGTTGAACGATTCATCTACTGCCAGCTTCGCGTCCGCCATGCCCTGCGCCGCCGCCTGTCTCGCGTCCTCGGCGGACTTGTACTGCGCCGTCACGGTGCCCAGCTGCTCGTCCGACGCGTTTACCAGCGTGTGAAGGATTCCTGCGCTGTCGGCGGAACCGTCGGACAGTGCCGCCAGCATGTCCGCGTCAATCCCTCGCGCCTGCGCAAGGCGAATGTCCTGCGCATAGTTTGCCCAGTAGCCCTGTTGGCTCGCCAGCGCATCGGTAATATCGGCAAGGCTTTTGCTTACGGCCTCCGGGGCGCTTTCAAACGCGCCCGTGATGCCGTCCACGGTCTTACGCGCATTGGCAACCGCGTCCGCGCGGTACGCCGTCGCCTTGTCCAGCGCGGTGTTGAGGTCGTTTACGGAGGCTGTAACAGCATCCGTCGCCGCCTTGTATTTTTCGTTTGCCACCGCCTCGGCGTAGGTAGTTGCCTCAGCGTGTTCAAGGGCGAGCGCAGAACGTTCTGCGGCTTGTTCGGCTTCGGCTGCATTCTCTTTTGCAGTTGCTAGTTCTTCGTTTGATTTCGCGAGTTCGCTTTCTGCCGTAGCTATGGATGAAATAACAGCTTTATAGTACTCATACGTTTTCCAATCCATCCCGCTCCCAAGCAAATCATATAGAGCAGAACCCGGCGCATAGTTTTTTTCGCTAAGAGCGCGATCAATCAAGCTCTGTGTTTCTTCTACCGTTTTTCCGGTTTCTTTTGCAATTTGCGCCGCAGTATTGGTAAGAGTGGTTTTCCATCCATCAACGTCCGCTTGCTTGATCCATACTTCGCCCAGCAAATCCGAAACTTTTTGGTTAGCCTCCGCCGCGGCATCTGCATAGGATTTGACGGCCTTTTTTTTCGCGTCATACATTTCCAGCGCATGCACCGCTTCCGCGTTCTTCCGCAGCTCTTGGGTGTTGACGCGCAGGCTCCCGCTGGAATCGTCGATATAGGCGGCAAGCTCCGGCATTACGCCTTGCAGAGCTTCCAGCGCCGCCTTGTATTCCTCCGTTTCCGTTACCGCGTCGCCCTGCTTCTCCTGCATCTCCTCCAGCGCGTCGATCAGGTAAAGCACGCGTCCGTATTTGGTGTTGGAGGCGGCGGTCTCGTCGTTCAGCGTGTCGGAGATGCTGTCCATGTTCGCCTGAAACGCGTCACCCTCAAACAGCCCGTTAATCATGTTGACAACCGGCGTGATCGCGTCCACCAGTCCCTCGCCGATCTGCGCCTTCAACGTGTCGATGTTCTCCGATAGCAGTTTGGTGGCGTTGGCGTAGCTGTCCGACGTCCGTGCAAAGTCGCCCTGCGCGTCCGCCGTCGCGTTCAGCAGGTAGTTATACCGCAGCGTCGCCTGTTCCGCTTGCGTCATCGCGTCATAGGCCTTTGTGATGCCCTTGGACATGGCGTAGGCCTCCAGGTTCGCCACACTCATGTTGATGCCAAGCTGCTTTAGCGGCTCCGTCTCGCCCGAAAGACCGGAGCGGATCTTGTCAAACGCCATATCGTAGTCCAGATTGTAAAACGAGGCCATATCACCCGCCAGCCCCGCAAGGTTGGTGGACATGCTAACCACTTCATCGTCCGCCATCCCCATGCTTTTCAGCATCGCGCCGATGGTGCCGGTATACTGCTTCGCTTTCAGCTCGGACATGCCGAAGGAGCTCTTCGCCGCCTTCGCCCACGCGTTGATGGTGTCTGCCCCTTCGCCGAACGTCACTTCCACTACGTTCTGAACTTCAGCAAGGTTGGAGGCCATGGCAATGGATTCTTCAGCGAACTGCTTTGCAGCCTCGATCGCCTGCTTTACCATATCCGAGGCCGCGATTCCCTTAAATACTTCCTTCCAGCTGCTTCCCGCCCGCTGCGACTGCCCTTCCAGCTCGTCGCCCAAGCTGCGCCCCTGCCGCGCCGCCTCCTGAATGCTCGTATCAAACTCGCTCGAATCCAGTCTAAGCGTCGCAAATAGCTCAAAGAGCTTCATCGGCCTCATCGCCTCCCAGCTTTTTCAGGATGTCGCCGATGATCTCCCCGGCGCTCCTCTTGTCCTTCTCCTGCCGCCCGAATATTTCCCCGTATTGTGGATAGCTGCTCTTTCCCATGGACGCGTACTGCACCACCAGCCACAGCGCGTTGCCGAAATAGGCACGCTTGCTTTCTGCCTCCGCCTCCGCGCACATCAGCAAGGAGAGGCTTCGCACGTCCTCCGGGCGGTATTGATACAGGACTTTACTCAGGCGTTGCGGGCCATGCGCAGCGCAAAGATAAAAAAACGGAGCATGTCCTCAAAGGCCGCTCCACTCAAAAGCTTGACGGTCTTTGCCCAGTCCTGATCCGCGATCTCCTCCGGGCTCTTGCCGTCCAGCGCACCCAGCAGCCCATAGACCGCCCCGGGCTTTTCCGTCAGAAATACGGGCATCAGCTGCATCAAAAGCGCTCCCGTGCTCGTATTCTTCTCGTCCGTCATCAGCTTCTTGGCGGCCTTTACGTCCGCGCAGTCCAGCAGCTCCGCCGCGTAGGGCAGCGCCTTCGCCATGTTGGCAAATGCAACGCTCGTCTTCATAAAGGGAACATCCTTTCTTGTTGCCATTTTGTACGTTTCGCGCTATGCTTTCCTTCAAGGAGGTGGCTCTATGCCAAAGTTTTTGAGGATTATTGGGGTTCTTCTGCTCGTTTCGTCCGTTCTTGCGTTTGTTCTGGTGTCCTATGCGCGGGATTTCTCCGTTCTCATCTCGGGGATGCTGTCCTTTGGTCTTCTCTTCGCCGCCGCTGAGGTGCTTGAATCCCTGCGAGCGATCAAGTCCGCCGTCTGCGCTTCTCCTGCCGAACAATCCAAGGGCGATACACAGCCCCCGACATCGATCAAGTCCGCCGTCTGCGCTTCTCCCGCCTCGGCTGACAACGCTCCCGCGCCCTCCGCAAAGGTGATCGGCAAGAAATGCCTGATGTGCGGTCGCCATTTTCCCGCAACCGTTGACCGCTGCCCGGACTGCAACGCAGCTATGTTCCAAAATATCTACGATGAGAAAAATTAAATCCCGGCGGGGGCGCTTGCCCCCGCCTTTTTGTTACGCAGCCTTGTCAAAAAACACGATCTGGCAGGGCGCGTACTCCATATCGTCCAAGCTGGCCTGATGCGCCGTGAACTCCACCGGAAGCGTGCCCTCGCCCTTATCGGTAAAGGTGAAGTTCGCGCCCGTGATGTTCAGCGCGTTGGACAGCTCGATCAGCACAAAGCCCTCGGACGTGTCGCCCACCCAGCAAAGCTTCGGGATATAGTCGCCGTCCGCAATGTCGGTGCGCACCCTGATCGTGTGCATCTTGCCGCCGGTGTCGTCCGTCACCGTGGCGCACATCAGCGCCCGTGCGAAATTCTCCGGCGTAGCCTCGATCAGCGTTGTGGTCAGCTTCACCGTCCAGCCGTCGTTGACCTCGCTGCCTTTGAACTCGTATCGCTTGCCGTCCGCCTCGATGGCGCGGATGTCCGGCGTACACTCAAAGCTGCCGCCGCCTCGCGTCGCGCCCAGCACGCCTTCGCCCGCCTGAATAAACGTCTTAATCGCCGTCTTTACCGCCGCCGCGTCCTTGGCGCTGGCAAAATCAAACCCCGCCAAAAAAATACCAGCGTTGAGCTGCAGCTTTTGAAAGGATTCCGGCCTCAATCCTGTAATCATGTCTTCTCACACTCCTTTAATCGTGATAAAACGCTACCTCATAGCTCGTTCGTCCGCCAATGACCGCCGCGTCCTCCGGATCGTCGTAATAGCTCTGAAAGCCCGCGCTGTTGCGATACAGCGCCAGCATTCCGCCGCCGGGGAGCCGTACCAGCGTCCCCTCCTCGGGGATCGCCGCCGCAATGCTGTCGAGTATCGCCGCCCGCTGGGCGTTGACGTTCAGCCCGCTCACAGCGCGGCACCATACGATAGCCGTCAATACGCTGCGGCTCATGGCGGAGCCGTCCGCTACCTCAAACGTGATATAGGGAAACGCCGCCCCATCCGGCACGTGCCCGGAAAGATACGCCGGTATCGCCTCGCCGCCAAAGGAAAAGCTTCCCCAAAATGCCATCAGCGCCTTATGTACGTCCGTCAAGCGCGATCACCTCCGCGTCGCATTGCCGGAACTGCATCTGCGCCGCCTCCGGCGTGGTCATGTCCCGGCTGTCGCTGGTCACGCGAAATACCTTGCCGTCCTTTATCCGCTTCACACGGTCGTTCTGCCCCAGCGTCAGCGTGGGGAGCATCACCAGCGTAAACATCTCACGCGTGCCGGACTGGTAGGCGATCCGCGCCTCGGTGGAGCTTACCCGCGTGATGCCCAACCGGATTTCCGCGCCGTCCGTCCACGTCTCCACAACGCCGCCAAAGCCATCCGAAGCTGTTCGCTTGTCCAGCATCACGCACGCGTCGAAAAAGTCCGTCAGCGCCATATCAGCCCACCTCCGTAAACATCCGCCTATAAGGGGTCAACCGGGAAAAGAAAGCCTCCTCCCACGTCTTCACGCCGCCTCCGCTGCTGGAACCTCGGTTGTAGCTGTACGCGCCAAAGCTCTCGGATACCATCGCCCCTGCCGGGTTTTTGTCGTCGTAGGCGCTGATCTCCTCAACCAGCGCCGTAAAAGA